CCATCATTTACCTCAGTTGGAAATGGTCCCCAAAATGATTTCCCGTAACGCTCAAACGCCCGGATATACCGGCGAATAGTTGTTGGGCTTACATCAAAGATGGTGGCTAGGCTGTCGAACGTAACGCCACTGTGATTCAGCTTTGAGGCTTCCTGCACATCCTTATAGGTCAGCTTCATTTATTGCCCTCCCTATCAACTCAGGTATTGGCGGAACGACTGCATTGCCTAAGCATTTAAGTCTGTGTGACCTAGCGGGAATCCCATTAGCCACTCGACCCACGTCGGGTTCAGCGCCCCACCCGCTTGCGCCGACAATGTTGGTGTATTGCGATTGTATTCCGAAGGATAGGCTCCCTCTTTTGCGTTGTGCGCTGTTGGTGTCGGCCACATCCGCACATATTGTTGCAAGGTTAATTGCGCTCTGTGACCGCTCGGCCTGATCGGTTGCCAGTTGGGTGTTGTTCCTCCCGTGCTCGCCGCCGGGGTAGGCAATAATCCAGATCCGATCTCTGTGATGGTGCGCGCCAAGTTCGGAAGCTGGTATACAGTGCCACTCCGCATCATACCCGAGCGCGGAAATGTCCCAAAGAACTCGCTTAAACCAAGCTCCCCGCTCTCCATTAAGCAAGTTTGTGACGTTTTCAAAGATGGCGTATCTAGGTCGAAGCTCCCCAATAAGACGGGCGCACTCTGACCATAGCCCGCTTCGGGTTCCGTCTTGTATTCCTGCCTGATTTCCTGAGACTGAGATGTCTTGGCAGGGGAATCCGCCTGTAATGACATCGACTCCAATTCCGTCTGAAGCCAGTCGCTCTGCTGTGATTGTTCTAACATCGTCATAGATCGGTACTCCGGGCCAGTTCTTGCGTAAGACTTTCTGAGCATAAGGATCTATCTCACAGAAAGCCGCTGTCTCGAATCCTGCTCGCTCAAGACCGATGGTAAAGCCACCGATCCCAGCGAATAGATCAAGAACTTTCACAATCGACACCTCGGAAGTTTGGATGCCCGTTCTCACCATTGGAATCTATCCACATGGCGACGTTCTCACAGTAGAACTCGTACTGGCTAATCTCTTCTTCCATGTCGGCATTACCTACGATGCCCAACACAGTGATAAATAAAATAACCGCGCCTATTACAAAGCCCGGATTTTTGTTAAACATTTCTTGCTCGTACATGACCCATTCCCTTTTTTGAGGGGCAAGAAGCCCCGTGACCTTTCCGGCCTGTTGTTACCCTTAACTCAGTGAGTCGGGTAGTATTTCGCCATACCTAGCGCTCGTGCATTCTCTAGCTTACTGACAGCACAAAGATCGAGATACTCGGACTCTGTAAGTCCTTTCAAACGCCCGATGAGTACACATACCTTATCGAGGTTCTCAATGTGCTTTTCGCCGTTACGAGTGCAAAACATGGCTCGCTTCACTGTAGTACACATCCGGTAAGTGTAACATATTTTGTGGATTTGCAACCACCCCCTTTAAAAAAGATAACATTTTATGTTGTTTTTTATTTTTAGATATGTTTTCATGTGCTCATTGGCTGGAGACACAGCCACTAACCAAGGGAGATAGACATGGACACAGGTTATATTCTTAAGTGCGTAGATGGAGAGGCAGAAGGTCAGTGCTTGCCCATCCCTCAAGATCAAATGAAGTTGGTTTGTTCTTTCCTAAAAGCACAGCTTGCGTTTCAGATAGCAAGCGCAACCGACGCAATCACTTACGAGCAAGATCAGCCAGTGATGGTTAACTACTGGAACGCGCAAGATGCGTTGCTTCAATCGAATTTTTTCCCAAGCAAATGGTTTGCTCGCAGCTTTTGGGTTTTGGTAGAACAATGACAAGAGCAATCAACGACGACTACCTAATGACTCATCAAGAGATTGCCGATGAGTTAGGTATTACCCGGAGTAGGGTGGCTCAGTTAGAAAAGAGCGCCCTAACTAAGCTCCGGGATCGTTTCATTCTTCGGCAGTATTATCTGGACTATGTTAGTTCCAGCTCTGAATCTCGTAATCAGGATCAAGTTCCTTACGCCTGACTTCATCGCGGTAATGTGCCGCGATTTCCTTCCTTACTGCCTCAGTCGTCTTGTAAATCTCATTGCTGGTCAGGCGCAACTTATCCATGCGCTCATCCCCGTACAGCTCTCTCAACCACTCGTGAAAAATTATTGGCTGTTCGGTCATATGCCGGTGGCAATAGTGGCACATGGAAACTGCGTTTGACATTGCCCAGCGCAACCGCTTATTTCTGCGGCCAAACACGTGACAGCACTCAAGCCGTCCTTGCTTGTGGCAGTGCAAGCATTCGCCGTCGCGCAGTCTTACAGCTTTGCTAAATTCTTTGTCAGCTGGCCCGTTGTTGATCTTTGCCATCATCTGCCCTCGTGTATTGACGCTCTCGAAGTATGGCCTTCTCGCTGTTCCCGCAGTCACATGACCAGCCTTCCAGCTTGTGAGGGTATTCGCTCTTAAACTGGGGGACCATGATCTTGAAGCATTCAGTGCACTTCATCTGGGGTAAATACGATTTCATACTCCGGCGCTCCATCGTCTATCAATGCTGATACCCATATCTCTGCGAAGTCATCCAAACTTAAATCGACTGTGATCCCGTTAGCTGCCCAGCCTAGGATATAAACATCACACTCTTTTGGATTCTTGCCACTGGTTGCGCCGCCGATGTCTTGTGTCTTGATAAGCGCTTGACCGCCACCCGGTAACGGACAGCTAATTATTGGGATCATGCTTTAACCTCATCAATGCCAACTTTAAATCGACTGTGCTCGCCATAGCTCTTGTCGAGTATAACGCAGGACATGGACCTTGCAGAGCCATAGCCAGAGGCTGAATGGTATGCATCCGGCGGACATAACACGCCAAACGATTCGAGGTGCAACCCGCCCAGCTCCGTCACAGTCCGGTGATGGATATGCCCGTGGTAAAGATATCGGTGAGTCGTTCGACCCCATTCCTCTGCGTAGTCTCTTGTAACAGCTTCATAAAGCGCCTGAGTCTTTACCCGGTCCCCGTGGTGCATAACCACAAGAGTCTTGCCCCACTCAAAATGTATCCACTTGGAGAAGTTGTCGAACACTTTCACCCGTGGTTCATTATGGAAGTACAGGCGCATCATTTCATTTAGCCAGAGGCTCGCATCGGGATCATGGTTACCCCTTACGTTGATCAACCAAACTTCCTTGTGCGTCTCCAGCATCCGGGTAATTAGGACTTTGAAGAGGTTGCCGACAATACGAATGACCCGGCCCAGCCTTCCATCGACATCGACCGGGGTTCCTTTGGCTGTCTTGTTGTCACCTGAGTTAGCGTGAAGGAAGTCACCCAAGTTAATCAGTGCGCCGACTTCCGAGTCACCTGCCGCAGATACCAGCTTATCGACCGCCCTGATCAGTACGTCTTGGGCAATGTTTGTATCCCAATCATCGCCACCCGTCTCAGGAGACCAGCAGAGGGCGTTGAGGTGATGATCTCCTATGAGGTAGGCCGATAGCCTATCTTCATTCTTCGTTGATTCTGGAGCCTTTACGGGCCTGTAGAGGCCATCTATCTCTTCGAGGAATCCAGCCTTGAATGACTCAAGCATCGCCTCAAGCATTGCCTCTTTGTCTGCCATGGATTTAACCCACTGGCCGACCGGCTTGCCATCTTCATTGTAGTACGTAGAGACGCCTCGGACCTTGAAGACATCCGGAACAGTGCGAGTCATATCATGCTCGGGTGAATAGCCTTGGGCAGCGGCCCTAGATTTTATGGCTTGAAGAGAATCTCTAACAGAAAATCGGGTAATGCCTATCTGTTGGCTGATCTTGGTGTAGCCCAAGCCCTGTTCGTGAAGCTCTACAATTTGTCGCTGTCTGTCGGTATTGCAATACTCAAGTAATGACATCATCTCCCCCCGGATAGATGTTAAGTGCGCCTCCCGAATGGCACGTTGATCGACCATTTTTCGACTAGCAGCCTACTCAATACCTCGTAAATTTCGTTGACCTCCACGGGATTAATCTTTCTGGTGGACTCAACGCCTGTTACAGCCTTTTGAATTGGACGCCACATATAATCCTTAATCAGGTACATAGTGGGATCAATGGGGACGCCTTCCTTGATAACGGTCTTCATGTCCATACCATGCGCCGCCATAACACTAGCGACTTCTCGGCAATAAGCATGGATCGCATCGTTTTGTTTTCCGGTTCGGGTGAGAGGAATGATCTCGTAGATATTCCCCTTGTCTTGGTTAGCCCGGATGTATTCACAAAACTGATCGGCTTGGAATTTGTTGTTTACAAACCACCGCTCGCTCATGCGGTTACCCTTTCGCCTTCAAAGGTAACGTACTGCCCATACTTCTCGAGACAGTATGCTCGAAACTTTTCCGACTTAAGGTAATCATGGGTGCAATCGTCTAGGAAGCTCCAACTCTTCAAGCCGATTTTACCAGAAGTTGACTGCATTTTCTCGGCAAATGGGGACACGCCTCGTTCTTGCTGGGATGCCCGGCTTAACCACGACTGTGCAAATCGCTTGCCATCCTTCTTACGCTTCTTTGGATTGGCGTCACACCATGCTGCCATAGCACTTAGCTCGGCAAAGATATCTACCTTCGGGAAAGCATTCTGCCAGTAGATAATCTGTTCATCGTCTGGCTCGTAGTAAGTACCATCGTTTAAAATAATCATCCACACTTCCCTTTTGATGCCGGAGCAAGCTCCGACAAATCAGTTAATTAGTAATGACGAGCTTTGATTACTGTATCGAATCTTGACATCTATTCCCTTTACCAGCTCTCGGCACAGGGAGGCGCATCATAGAGAGGGTCAACTCTGTCTCCGACGTTCTTAGGTTCGTCGGCCTAACGCCCAGTAATCTCTGACAAAAAAGTAGATGAGGGAGGATACGGAATGGTTTTGTAGTGTATAATCCATACATCTTCTTAACTGACCCTTCGAAGATATCACGTAGTCCCTCCCTTGGACAAGTGGCATGGCCCCAGCGATGGGGCCTTTTTTTAAATAAACCACTCAGCAATCCGCACCTGATCACCATAACGGTTGAACACTAGCTTCATGGCTGTCTGAATGTCGTGACCTTCATGCCGCAGCTCTGAGATACGAGCCGGGGCTTCGATCACACCCAGCTCATCCCATGCGTTTAGTCTGGTCAACACCTTGCCTTGCTTGAGGTACTGAAGTACCCGATCTTTCTGACTCATGCTTCCTCCCTGTATGGCAGATCAAGAAACGATTCAAAGTCCATATCAAATCGCTCTGCCAAATCCACTGTGCGGCTAAGGGTTGCGTCCTTGCTCTTGCGCCATCTGTGGATTGTCATTTCAGTTACATCAAAGTCCCGTGCCAGTTGTTTATTGCTGACACGAAACTCTTTCTGCGCTGTTCTCAGCGACAGACCAATATCAAAATGGAATGTCATTAGAGAAGTCATCGCTTGGCTGGACGGCTTGACGGGCTTGTTGCATACCCTTGTTGTGCGCCTCATCCTTGGCCGTGGTGCTGAGAGACATGAAGGTGTTGCCGTTCTTGTCCTTCTTTAGCCACGCAGACAGCCAAAACTCTGACCCACTGGCATCGGTGTAGCTCCCTTTGTAGTCCGGGTGCGTTTCCTTTTCTTTGCGGTCGTTCTTGAACAGGACGCCGCGGTTGGTGTTGTCGTATTCCATTTATGCTTCTCCCAAGATTAGCTTTCTAGCTTCGTTAAACTCGTTGGACTTCAGATCACTACGCTCGGCAGTTGTGAAGATGCCACCCTTACTAGGCGCAACCCACAAAGCTTTCTTGTCGTCGTTGGTGATCTCGCCCCATGCTTCTGCTACGGCCTCCCATGCCTTCAATGCGAGGTGTTCTTTAATGAAGTACACAGACGCGTAGTTGCGCTGTAGTGCTTCGTTGTGAGCCATGATTGGCCCGGTGTCTTGTTGCTGTTGGATAGCGTTCGCAACCTCATCGGCAGACGCGTACTCTGTACCGCCAAAGCCTAGGGCACTCAAGCATCTACCGATTGCTGAGGTCTCGGCGTTTTCGAGTGCACTAGTGGCGTTGATCTTGCTCGCCGCACGTACCTCTTCTGAGTAGCCAGTAGCCAACAGGCGACCATCGTTATCTAAGATGCTGGCCTTCATAATCACCAGCACGTCGTTAGCTTCGACCAGCTCGGTTGAGATTGTGTAATCGGGATGAGCCGCTCTAAACTCTGCGACCCGGAGTGCCACGGTCTTGTATTCCTTCCCGTGGATTTTAACTATTCCATTCATGCAATACTCCCTGCGACACTTGCCGCGTCCATCATTTGAATTAACTCATAACCACGGGCAAAACCTGCCTGATAGTTCTGATCTGGTATATGGCGCTTACCCCAATCGTGGGCCATGCCATCTTCAAAGCCGCACCTGTACGCCCTAATCTTAGGGTCCATGTGCTCTCGTAAGCCTTTGCTCAACACCTCTTCAGCATCAAAAGTCACTGTCACGCACCCCCAAGTCAAGTGCCGTCTCAGGCTTGATATCCATTTCATAGGCATACTTTGATTGCTCATCCGCAATGGCCTCGATAGTCATTGGCTTGGCATAGTTCCAAAGCATGGTGCGGAGTTTGTTGACGACATCAGCAGGGTCCATCTGGTCGTTGAAAATCATGTCAACGAATTCCAGTTCAGATCCGGTTTGATGTGCGGCGGTAGGTGCAAGCTCAGATGAGTCGCGTTCGACTTGACGCATTAAGTCACGGCGAATGTCCATGTCCTCAATGTAGTCAACATTATCTTCCCAGTTAGGGAAGTTTGTAGCGATTTCATAGAAATCAAATTCTGACATTTGTCCTTCTCCCTTGGTTAGTTCCACATGGAACAGATAACACTTTACGTTATCTTTGAGGGGAGTGCAACATTATTTGTTATTTAAGAATAGGTCCACATAACCGGGGTGGTCTTCCGGTCGTCAACGTGTACGAATGTCCTAGCAACACCGATAGAGAACCCCATCTTGATTGCTTCATGCACGATGTTCATACGCTCGAAGCCATTGGAGACTTTGATATCTGCCGCAATGCCTTGGTTGTGTGTACCGGGTGTTTCTTTGCGAGCCTCGGCAGGATGGGTTGCATCCCTGTAGCCCGAAGTGATTACGAAAGGAAAGCCCACGCGTTCGCGCAGCTCATCGAGCTTTACGAGAAACTCATGGTCCATCTCGTTCTTGTTAGTGTGGGTGCAGTTGAACTCTTCGAGTCTAAAGAACTTGTAGGTCATTGACGTGCTACGTTCTTGGTCTTTTCTACGGTACGCATACCGCCCAATCCCAGCATACCCAGTAGTACAGGCATCATTTCGCTAACGTCCAGTGACGGGATTAATAGAGGGTTCTGCGTCCATGCAGTTAGGTAGATGTTTACAATTGGAACAATAAGAAAATTAACGCTGAAACCAAGAACACATACCCAACCACACGCCGGTCGCCAGCCAGAGACAAAAACCGATTTGTGCTTGGCCTCATTCTGGTTGACATTGATTTGAGCTTTTGCAATTTCATGGGTCTGTCTCTCCGCTAGTGTTGCGATCTCGTGGGCTAACCGGCTGCGCTCATCCGCGTCCGGGATAACCTTGTCTAATAGCTTGAAGATGGGGCCAACCAATAGCTTCACCATTAGATGCCGCCCTTGATCCACACGCCAATAACAGCCATGACACCGGCCATAATGATGCGTTCAATCCATTGGTTCTTGGCTATGCTAATCTCGATAGCTTGGATGCGCTTCTCGTGGTTCTTTACTTCATCTTTCACGATAGCTTGGATCTCATCAATGCGCTTGTGGGCGCGCGTTACAGTCTCGGTCAAGTGGACTTGCCTCTGCTCCATGCTTGATAAGTCTTGAAGAGTTTGGGCAATGCTTGTGAGAGCGGACTTCATCTCGCTAACGTCTTGCGCCATCGCTTCCTGCTGGGCTTCGAGCTTCGCTACTGACCGCTCTATGCTCATGGTTATCTCTTCTTAGCCGTCTTGGCTGCATCTTTAAATGCCTGAGAAGTAGGCGCACCGGCAGTGCCGGGCTTACGCATACGCTCACCAGAGCCTCCAGCAATGCGCTTACGCTTTGCAGCTATGTTTGCATACAAACCTTTCTTTGGCTTCCTCATTACCATTTCACCTTATTAGCCCAAAAAGCCGCAGACATCTTGCCCTTAGCTATGTTGCGCGCATGACGCGCCTTGAATGACTTCCTACGATTACGAGCTGAGTCAGATTCACCTGAACTAGCAGGAGAGCCAGAGACTCCCTGCTGTCCAAAGCGAATAGTCCTTACCTGATCGCCTTCCTTAGCCACAACAACGTGCGACTTCTTAGGATGTTTAGGAGTTCTCTTGGGTTTGTTGTACCCAGAAACTCCAATGCGATCTAAAAGGCTCTGACTCATTCTTCGTCTTCCGACTCCAAAGACTGTGACAACATGCTTACGAATGCGTCACGTCCTACCGCTAATTGATCTACATTGAATCTGGCACTAGCCAGCTTGCGATCAAGATCGTTAATATGATTAACCATGGCTTTCTGTTGGTCAGTCATATCCTCAAGGATGTATTCCTTTTCATTTACTGTGATGGGGGTCTGTTCATTTTTTCCCATGTCAGTCTCCTAGTTGTGGTTTAAGATTCCCAAGGCACTCCGTCAGCAGTTGTTGGGTTGATTTGGCCTTCAATATTAGCAGTTAATGCTGCCTCAGTCTCTTCTTGACTTACTTGTTCCCACACCCAGCCCATTACTGTGCTTTCTGTGAGTTGGTCGTAAGGTACGAAGTCGGGTGAAGATGCGTCGTAAGTGAAACTGCAAGTGCCATACGATGATGCACTGTACGTTTCCTCTTCGACGGTCTGCGATTCTGCGCAACGCCAATGAGCGATCATTACGCCGCCGTCAGACAGCTCTCTCTCAAGTGTTGCAATAGTCCATGTAGCCATTAGTTTTCTCCTTCGAGTTGTGCCACTCTGGCACGTAGTGATTGAATTTCTTTTAACATCATAGGCACTAGCTTTGAGTAGTCTACGCCCATCATGTCGTCTGAGTCAGTGTCTCCACTGACAGCTTCTGGTGCAACGCCCTGTAGCTCTTGTGCAACCATGCCGTACTTCTGGTGTGACCCGTCAGCCTTCCAGTCGAACGAACGTACTTGGATAGCGTCAATGTCGTCAGAAGCAGAAGGTGCGTCTACGATATTGTCTTTAAGGCGTTGGTCTGAGGAGGTGTTGTAAGCAGTGGCTGATGATGTAACGGAAATGCTACCTACGTTAGATGAAGATCCTCTATAAAACTCTAAAATGTCTCCATCAGAAGCTGTGCGATTAAAGCTAGTGCAAACAGTTGGCTTGATAACCCAGTTATCAGAAGAAGGACGAATCACAGTTTTTGCTGTGTTATTGAACGCGGCCGAAGTATCACCAACCAGAAGATTGCTGCTCGAATCAAACCTAGCCATCTCCCCTGCGTTGTTATTGAAGCGCAAGGCACCGCCGTTTGTAGCGTCTCTGTAGTGGATCTTGGCACCACTGTCATCGGCAGTCAGAGTAAGACGAGTGTTGTTAGTACCGTCAAACTTATAGACACGTAATTGAACGTCTGCGGCAGTGTCAACTATATCGAGCTTAACGTCCGGTGAGGTTGTTCCCAGACCTACACGACCCGTCGAGTCGATGCGCATTTGCTCTGCGGCGTTTGTATGAAACACCATAGAGTTATCGATGTTGTTATAACGAACACGACCAATATCTCTGTCATCAGGGTCGCCAAAGTCTATACCAGCGTTTTCAGTAGTGCTTGAAACCAATCGAATAATAGAAAATGAAGAAGAGTCTTCTATGTGTAGATTCGTTTCTGGACTGCTAGTGCCGATACCTATCGACGTTGCGACGTATGCAGTGCCTGACAGGTAAAGGTCTTTGAAGCGTCCAGCAGAACGACCTAGATCAATTGCGGCATCTCGCTCTGCATTTGTTGAAGCGTTCCACGGAAGTATTGCGTCAATATTGTTAGCAAGTAGTACGCCAGTATCTAATGAGCCAATGCCCATTGTAGTACCAGAGTTAAAAATACTACCGACTGTGGTGCCGTCTTTGCGTATATCCAAGATAGTGCCGTCGCTGCTTTTACGAGACAAAGCTAAGGGAGTATCATTGGTTGATGTAATGTGTGAATAATTAGGGCCGAAGAATACACCTTGCGTTGCAATACTAGTGTCAGTCTTACCAACCAGCAAGTTGCCAGAGCTATCAAACCTAGCAACCTCACTTCCAGCACAACTAAAGCCAATGTCATTGGATGACGCTCTAAACATTCCTGTAGAGCCGTCAGTAAGGAATGTTGGAGTTGATGCACTACCAGAGCCACCTCTGAAAGTTCCGCTTGAAGTTACATTGCCTGACAGGTAAAGGTTTCTTACTCTATTCCCTGAAAGGCCGATATCGTATGTTGCATCTGCCACAGGATAAAAACGAGTAGAATCTAGCGCCCATCTAACAGTGCTGTCGGAGCCTATTCTAAGATTATTTCCTGCCGACAACACTTCTAACCTTCCAGTGCTGCTACCAATACTACCGACTGTGGTGCCGTCTTTGTGGAAGGTCGCAATGTCACCGTCATTAGTTGTTCTGTTGAACTGCACAGGGTTAGCAGAGTCACGCGTAAATCTAGCGTAAGTAGGCGTTATTGCATGACCTTCAGTGTTTAGCGTTACCGCAGTCTTCCCCACGAGGAGATTGCCGCTAGCATCAATACGCATGCGTTCTGCGTTGTTGGTTGCAAACCGTTGCGGAATGTTTGTCGATGTACCAAACCAACCGCCACTTGAAGAAACAGCATATTCAGCTTCATGCGAACCACCACTAACAACAATGGAGGCGTTGCTTGAATCTTCTAACTTTAATACTTTGGCAAAACCTTGTACTGAGGTAGGACTGCTAGTGCCGATACCAACATTCCCTGCTGAGTTTATAGACACTTTCACGTCAGTACCCGCAGAGCCTTTTACAATGTCCAAACCATAACTGTTTGTGCCAGTTGTAGGGTTTGAACGAAAACGCCATGTACCGCCACTGGTTATGTCTATTTCTGCTCCTGAACTACCCGCAGTGTTTTTTGCTCTTATGTTGCCTTCAATATCTAAGGTTTTACTGGGACTGCTAGTGCCGATACCCAACGACTCCGCAGAACTATCCCAGAAGAACTTCGCAGTTGTGCCAGTGTCTTCGTAGAAGCTAATGTCGCCGTTGTTGCTAATACGCATTCTGGTGTCAGTATCAGTGACAAAATCTATCTTGCCGCCCCAACTAGCATTTCTTCCAGAGTCAATAGTCATGACTCCAGTACTTGCTTGATGCGTAATTTTGCTGTCTACCGTGCCACTAGTAGCAAACTGAAGCGTGGCAAGATTAGCCGATGTTGTGCTGTCAATTTCTATTACTGGCGTAGCGGCTTCTACTTCTAAGCCATCAGCAGTCACTGTGCCGCCAAAAGAAGCGCCTGCATTAAACGTAGCCGCACCTGCCTCTGACATATCAAGTATGAGGGCACTAATATTTGAGCCACCGTCAAAACCAGATAAATAAATATCACCGTCTGATACCATGTTCTGCAAATACAAATTATTTGGCGTAGAGTTTGTGTACAGAGAACCCCAGTGAGTGCCGCCATTTAAAAGTTTGATGTCTGCACCATCTGCATCAAGGGTGATATCTCCTGCAACATCTAAAGTAAAATTTGCGGTAGATGTAATGAGGCCATTCGTGCCATCACTATAGATAGAAACGTCAGAGCCAGCACCGAAGATAGCCTTGTCGTTGTCACCAAAGTTAATGTTAGCTGTAGTCGTTAGACCTGCTGTAGTAATAACACCGTCAACCTCAAGCTCAGTAGTCGGGTTGCTAGTCCCAATTCCTAACCGCGTGGTATTGGCAGGGATACGCATGACCTCGCCAAGGTTGTTGTTAAACCTTAGTGCGCCTGCGTTGTCTGCATCTCGGTAGTGGATCTTAGCGCCGCTGTCGTCAGCCGTTAGCGTAATCCGTGTGTTCTTGGTGCCGTCAAACTTGTAGACGCGCATCTGTACGTCAGAGGCTGTGTCGACGATATCTAGCTTGGCCTGTGGCGTCGTGCTTCCCAGACCTAAAAATTCTGTGCTGGCGTCCCAGAACAGAGATTGGCTTGACCCCGCCGAATCGTAGAAGCTGATGTCGCCGTTGGCATCTACTTTTAGACGGTCAGCATTACTTGTAGTTAACTTCATATGCCTAGAGTCTAGAGACGCTAAAGTAAACACACCTGAAGAATTGTGCATTTTACCAATTACGCTAGTACTGGCACTGTCTCCACCAATTTGATATGCGTAACTATTATTAATAATGACGTTGCCTTGTACATCAAGCCCATCCATCGTGGCTGTGCCAGTTACGTCGATGTTACCTGTGCCAGTGATGTCATTACCGTTAAGGTCAAGATCACCACCCAGTTGTGGCGTAGTGTCTTCTACTACGTTCTGCAATGCAGAGTCAGCAGTAGAGCCTTGTGCGGCTGTAGCGTAATCAGAAGAATCAAACGCCTTAACTTGATCTAAGTTAGTTACCTCTGAGTCCATCAAGGCACCAGCAGCAGTCACATTAGTTGTGTCTGTTACGTCTGCTGAGGCTTCAATGCCATCTAGCTTGAGGCCGTCAGTTGCTACATCTCGACCATCTACAGTGCCGCTAACAGCAATATCACCTGTTACGTCGACGCCTGCGCTTGAGGTAGCAAGCTTGGCCGACCCTGCTCGCTGTATCGTTAGCTCGCCAGAAGCGACGTTGATTACACCGCCGTCACCCTCTGCTATTAGACGTAGATCGTAGTCGTCAGAGAATGGACGCTTAATGTCGATAAAGCCGCCAGATACGCCGCCAAGCTCGATAGAACCATACGCATTAGAGTTTTGGATGGTTAGGTTGTTGTTAGCCGTGATCGTGCCTGTAACGTCTATGGCGTGGCTGAAATCAAACGTGTCGTTGCCGCCGTCCCATAAAATGGTTGCGTCGTTACCCGCGCTTACAGCATCCTCAATTGTGATCCCGGCACCGTTGGCTGACGTTGTATCGCCGCCATAGTTCAGCGTGATGTTCTTGTCTTTAACATCAAGCGTCTCAGTGTTGATCGTGGTAGTCGTGCCGTTTACAGTCAGATCGCCTGCAATAACTGCGTTAGTGCTAACGGTTAAATCACCAGAAATCGTGGCGTCATTGCTTACTGTTAAGTCGTTAGTAATAGCTGCGTTGGTGCTAACCGTGAGATTGCCAGCTATAGTCGCGTCAGTGCTGACAGTTAGACTGCCGGTAACAGTAGCATCCGTCGTAACACTTAGAGAGCCGCCAACCGTTAAGTCACCAGAAGTGGATGCGCCAGCAACGTTGATGTCGCCAGAAAGATAAAGATTGCGGAACTTGTTAGTAGCAGAGCCAATATCGTAGGTAGCGCCACTAGCAACCCTAATGTGCCCATCAACACCTAGCGCACCAGTAGCGTCGAGCGTAATCCCGGAAGTATCAAATGGCGTAGAGATCCCAACCAGCAAATCTCCATCCGCATTGATGCGGATTTTCTCATTTGTAGCTGAGGTTAAAAATGTAAACTGCGCCGTACTTCTGTGATCAATAAAATCCATGTCGTTACCTTATGACCAATTTACTGTTAGCTTGTTGTTCAAGCCTTCTATTACGTTTGTAACGCCGCTTGCCAGAGATATATGACCGGCACCGCTAGTTCCTGTCTTTATTAGGCAGTTGTTACCAGTTACAACGCCAGAGAAAACATTGCTTGTCGTTGTTGGGTTTATCCAAATACACGGCTCGCTTGCGTCAGTTTTTGCTGTGTTTCCAACAACTTGAAAGTTTTGCACGTCTTCAACGGTTAAACGGCGCTCAGTGTTGTTGTCGTTGATAATTGCGTTGTTAGCTCCATCTACTCGCGTTACACCCTCTATCAGTGCATTGCCGCGCATCTCTACGGAGGCCGTGCTTGTAGAGCCGGAGCATATAATGGCAACTCCGCCAGCAATGTGCGAATTGTCACTAATGACATATTTGCCTGTATTGCCTGCGCCGGTAGATGAAATAGATCCAAGGTATTTGTTTTTTACGATATTAAGGCTGCCGGTAATGTTTGACGCATTTGTTATTGCGCCAGCAACATGACACCCCGTTACAGTAGCGTCTTTAATGGTTCCTGAAACGCCAGGGTTGGCAGGCACGGGAAATAAAATAGAGCCGTCGCCCGAGACGCCTTCAAGGTATACATCGTCAACGGTGGCGTTATATGGGCCTTCTATCTTAATATCACCATGCTTAATGTAGCCGCTAGATAGTCTGACATCGTGGTCAATAGATGAGTTTGGCAACAGCAAAAAGCTAACAGCGTCATCAAGGTTTCTGCAAATTCCTGACACGTAGAAATTTTCAATGCTGACATGAACGCTATCTTTGAGACTTCCTCTGATCAGCTTATTAACGTAAGCAGTAGACTCATCTGTTTTTAGGATTACATTATTAAAGTAAGCCCGGTTGCCGTCAGTTAAAAATATCTGCAAGAGAGAGTTATCTAGGCCGGTCGTGTCGATAGTTGCTCGGGCGCTAATCTCTACAGTCAAATTATCTACGTTAGATCGCTCGCAAGCCTCTATCCAAAATGCGCCAGAAGGGTTGTTTGAGAATGAACGATCGGAGTCGTTAGTGATCGTTATGTTGGTTGCGTTGAAGTTTACATTTCTATCTGCTGTTACGCCGCATGAGCCGTAATTCTTAACGACTGCATTGGATATGCTAAAGTCAGCGCCAATAACTAAAAAGTTAAATGATCCTTGCGGAGCTGCTGTTGTCGTAGCAAAGTTCATAGGTGAGCCATCAACATCAAACGTGTCTGGCAATAGCCCTACATCTTCGGCATAAACATCAGATGCTAGAGTGCGACCTTTTTCTGTAACACCTCCATCTAATGTCTGATACACGACAAAACTTTGGTGTGAAATATTTTTAAATATGCAGCCTTGAATAATGGTTGTGCCGTAAGAGTTAACTCGTATTGCGGCTATGCCATGATAGTTTTCAAATCTGCTGTTAGTGATATGGACGTTTGTATCTTCGTTTACAGCGTTTACTTTGAAAAAGGCACTAAGCGTTGGTTGAATTGTGTCGTATCCAAAAAAGTCTGAGACGCTTACTGTCCATGTTTCATTGCCAGTTTTGTATGTGCCGCGCCCGCCGTCAACAACAATGTTCTCCAAGGCAACTGTCATCGCTGCAATGCCAGATCCAGCGTCACAATTAAACCTGCCTTGATCAGCGTATGAAGTGCCAAGTACAAACTTAAAATTTCTTAAACGCAGAAACGCGCCTGTCGCGTTGATTGTAGTTGTGATCTTGTAAGTCTTGTTGCCACCGTCTAGCCATGCGCCTGTAGTCGTGACGTAGTTAACGGCCTTTTGCAAAGCAGCAGTGTCGTCCGCGCTTCCGTCGCCAAACGCACCAAAATCATCTGCGCTAATAGTCTCGCGAAGCTTATCCTCTACGGTCGTGTCTATTGCGCCAGTGCCGCCGGGCGTATAGGTAACTAGAGCTGCATCTGTAATGCCGGGAGGTACAGTCGTTGTTGCTGTTACTGCGCCGGTAGGGCTGAATGATAGGTACTTGTTTGCTCTCGTAGCAGCGTCAGGCAGCTCCATTGAGATCGTTGTGGAGTCTGTAATGGGCCTACGAACAGACTGATCAAACGACCGATTGGTCTGCTCACCTGCCAGCCAAAGATTATCAAAGTCAGAGTTAACATCGGATGCTAAAAAGTCACCTGAGTTGGTGTAGTTTTGGTTGCGCTCATACGGCATGTCCCTGTAGAGGGTCATAATATCGTTCAGGGTAGCGCCTGCGGTTAGAGTGATAGTCCCACCGTTCTCATCGCCAACGCCCGCTACAGAGTAATCTGTGCCTTCTGAGAGGGTAATGCCGTTTTGCAGTACAACGAGATCGTCTTTGTCTACTATCTCAAACGTATAGGAGAAGATCGTCTGGCCAGCAGTCGCGCTATATTGGTTACGGCTTGTGTTGTCTGCTACGGTCATATTAGCGTCCCAGTAATTTCTCTACTTTTTGCTCTTGAGCTAAAGTAATTTGATTGGTCAATTGATCATCTTCCGCCAACATCTGCGCTTGCGCCATGTCTCTGTATGCCGTGAAAACTGATTTTATCATCAAAGCCTTCCCGCCTTCAGGCCCATCTGAAGCATTTTTGTATTCTCTTGCATTGAACATGGTGCGAAGCTGATCCTTTAGAGAAGTCTGCGCCTCAATACCGCTATACAAAAGAATGTAGCGATCATACTGCTGGGCATCTAACTCAATGCCTTGGATCTGTCTGCGCGGCATACCAACCGCTACTTGCTGGCGCACCATCTCATCTGCAATAGGGTCATCCTTTGCTGTAGACGTGTAGATGGGCGACATGATATCGGGGCCAATACCGCCCTCTAATACGATGGGTTCGCCAAAGATGTTGCGACGTGGTGGCAAGTCGTCGGAGTACCCCGGCAATCGTGACTTAATACGATCAATGTAACCGTATGTAGCACTCATCTCCGGGCTTAAATTGCGCTCAATGTTTGCAACAAATGAAGGAACAGCAGAGCTAGCCATGCGCTGTAGATAGCGATCCAGCTTGTAGTTCTTAGCCTCGGGGTCTGTGCTTGCGCCAAAGAAAGCATCGAAGAAGTCAGTCACGCCAGACATATACGTCTTACTTGCCATGTTCTGTGCAACCGACAGTGCCGCCGCAGTAGCAAGCTGTGACGCTTCAGCCTCGGTTGTTTGCCCAATAATCTCAGTCACGTCAGCCGACAAGCCTAACAATGCGCCAACAGGGTCAAGTCGGTTGTATGCGTAATACTTGTCACCAATCTTGATCGAGTATGGTTGCCAGCCAGTAGCCCGCATAATGTTTCGCATCTTGGGATCGGTTGGCCCAGCACCTGTGATTGATCCGCTCAATACAAGATCAGCAGATACAGCCATTAACATCGAGCCAGAAATCAACTTACCCATTGCTAGGTCACGACGTGCGCCACCTGCCGCAATCTCTTCGCGGAATGCGCTAGACAGCGGAGCTAATGGCGTACGCTCGAAGGTATACGACATGATGTTCACGGGTGTACGGACAAACGGCATGACGACGCGAGCGTATGGGATGTTATTCCGTACTTGCTCAACCGCCTTGCCTGTCTTGCCTAGCTGGTTGGTAAAGGTCTGGTAGCGTGACGCATCAATAGCCGACTGCTTAATGTTCTCAGGCGGGTTCTCAATAATCTCAACAACACGCTTTGCCGCCGCTTCATCACGTAAGCCTTCGTTGAATGCCTGACGATATGCTTGTGCGTACAGCTCCATGCGGTAGCCAACAGACTTAAAGTATTCATCTCCCGCCGTTAGCAGACGACCGGGTACACGTATCGCTTCACCCATGAAGTCAGCGAAGCGACCAGCAGGGCCAGCAATGTTGAGGTTCTCAGACGTTATTGCGCGAAACTTCTCTGCCTCTACTTTCTGGAGCGGATCGGTAGGTTCTCCGGTTTTTAGCACATTCCATGCCAATCGGAAGCCGTCACGCGCACCATCTACCAAGCCCTTGAGCTGTGCGGATGTTTCACCCGGCGGGATGTTGGGACCGATAGCACTTGCAATCTTACGCTCGCCAACAGTCAAGGCCGCGACTATTGTGTTCGACAGAATGTTCACCATGTGGGTTGTAGGTGACGACAGCAAGCCATTGATCCAAGCTTCGTAAAGCTGGTCTTTAGTAGTTGCCTTGTTCGCATCCTTAACAAAACGTCCGATCTGTGCGGGATCATCCAACTCTGACAGCATAGCCGCCATGTCACGCGATACAGCTTCGCCGCCTGTAGTCTCAAGCGCCTCTTTGATTAGGCGCTCTTGCTCTCTTGAGCTTGCCGCCACAACTCGGAATGACTGCAATGCACGACCAGCTTCAGCCGTCATGCCTGATACCTGCGCCTGAATAGCTCGGTGCTGTGACATAGCTCTGCGGAATAGTGCAAGATCCATCTCGCTACCGTTCTTAGCCGCACCAGCCAGCTTGACTAGGTTCTCACCAGAAGCTACTAGGACTTTACGAGCCGCTAAGATCTGCTCTGCGTTAAACGCCTCACCTTGCCGACGTGCCAATAGGTCATCGACAGTCATGCCAAGATCATCGGCTAACTTTGGAAGATCTTGATTGGTAATCTTTTGGCGACGTGCATCGTTAATGTTCGGTGCGTCTGCCCTAGCTACTTCATCAATGAGTGTTGATACGTCCTCAGTCGTGTTGAGGTTAGCCAGATTAATGTTACGTGCGGCTTCTGGCTCCGCATCTGTAGCGCCCATCTTAAACTCAGGTACGCGGATTGTAGGCTGTACAGCTTCAGCCGCCTCATCAAACGGAATGTACTCTTGACCGGGCGGCATCTCACGAGGGGTCGGCATTCCGCCCTTCATGGTAGCCATCGCCTCATCAATCATCTGTTCAACTGGCTTGCCTTCGGCCTCAGCTACCTCCACAAGCGCCCTGCGGCTCTTCACAAGGCGAATGCCTTGGATAAGGCCGTCAGCTATACCACCAGCGAGCAAGCCCTCTAGAGCGCCTTTAAGCCGCCCTTCAGCATCCGTATCTTCTGGGCTAGCCGCAAGGTATTCAGTGATTGGGTTCTGTAGTTCTGGCACCTCTTGAATGAGGTTAGACAATCGCTCTTCCTGTGGGTCAAAGACTGTAGCGTCTGCGATAGCACCTGCCGCCGCCGGAGCCGCAAACCCTGTGACACCAAGCGCCTTGACACCACGTAATGCAGGGACAAAGCCTGTAAGAAACTGGCTGATAGCACGTACACCCGCGCCCGTTACGGTACGAGGATCGGCTTCAATCTCAATATATTCGGGTTCAGCACCGCTAATAGTGCCTAGTGGGATGATTGACTCCATCATGCTAGCCGCTTCAGCAGTCGCATCAAGGAAGCCAGCTACGGCCTGACGTGGTGCCTCGATTGCTCCGCCAAAGATGTCTTTAAATGCGGGTATCGTGACTTCACGAGCAAAGCGTTCCGCTCTGGCAGGTATGGCCTCGAAGGGTGTCATTGGCTCTTGCTGTGCCTGAGCCTTCATCATGGCCCGGTCGTATGGCGATAGGTCTGCGCCTTGTCGCGCATCAAGCACTTTGCCGGTGGCGTCGTCGTTTTCAAACGTCGGTACACGCATTGGTGGACGCGGCTCAGTAGTTAGAGCCATAGACTCAGCGGCTTGCGCGTCTTGGTTAGCCAGCATGAGGCCAGCCATCGGAAGCGCTATTCCATAGCGTGTAGCAATATCTACTGTTCGCGGGTCAAAGATGACGTAATTTTTTGAGCCAGCACGAGCATGAGGATCTTCGTACCGAATGCCTTTAATGCCTAGCTTTTCAGCGGCTTCGCTTGCTTTCTTTTGAGCGTCTCGGCCTTTGGCATCCTTAGCTAGTTCGTAATAAGCGTTTTGCCCCGCGGTTGTTTCCTTTATGCCTTTAGCAAGTAGCGCATCGCGGATAGCAGGGGGTTGCTCAGAAACAGGCTTATTCCAATCTAACAGCTCTGACTTGTCGGCTCTTATGCCCACCTCATAAACAGCGCCGGGAGCATCGAAGTTTGGCTGTACAGTTTCCTTAAACCAATTATATACGCCCTCTGGGTATGCGTCGTATTCTTCTTGACGCTGTACAACTCCCAACGTATCGCCATCAATCATTATCTGCTCAATGATTTCAGCCTTTTGATAGTCAAGATCAGTGGCTCGAGCACCAGTTAAGTCGCTATAAACATCATTGATATCTCGACCGCCAACAGTGATATTAAATTCTCTGAGGGCAGACCTATCTTCCATAAGCCGGTCATATTCAGCGGCAAGCTCATAACCTTTTGGATCGTTATACTGTCTATATTGACCAACGATGTCGTATTTAGGCAGCTCTTTAGCAATCTCGCTCATGCGGTCATTCATCGCATCGAGCTTATCTGCGTTGATATTCCTTCTATAGCCTCTAGCCGTATCAGCTTCATCTGCAAAATACATACCATAGCCATAGGCCTGAGCGCCTTCACCTCGACCAACGCGTTCAATATCAAACTCATCAAACCTATAGGGCGTTCCGTGATAAGCCTTAAAGCCTGTCTTTGGCTTCTCGAAAGGTACACGCATGGCCTCTTGCTCAATCCTGTTGATACGGTTCTTTGCGCGTCTCAGCAAGTCTTGATCTGGTACATCTACATCTTCGGTGCGTAGTGAAGCAACAGCGGCTTCATCGCCATCTAATGCACGTCGAGAGAGTTCAATTAGTTTTGCTCTAGACATTATTGTCCTCTCTTAATATCAGCCATCATGTTCTCAAAGTTTTCCATACGTTGTTGCTGTGTCGTCAACAATTGGAATCTTTCGTTGTATTCGGCCTCAGTTAGGGTTTCTATTTCAGCCTCAAGTTTTTCAAACTCTCTATCAAAGTTCTTTCTGAGAATGTCATCGACAGACACTAGATCCAATGCCACTGCCTCCGGTGCCTCACCTGCCAAGACTCGATTATCAAACTCAAACATCAAGAATGTTGCCCGCTCTTTGTTCTCGCCAGTAATGTTTCCAAGCAAGTCGGTAGTAGCCACATTGTTTTTTAAGAAATTTCTATAGCGCTTGGCTGTTGCCGTGTTCAGGATAGGCTCTTGATCGAGTGCATTAAGTAAATCTAAAGCGGTTTTACTTGTTACAAGGCCGCCAGTATTATCAATTAATAGCTTTCGCGCATACTCAGGGTTTTCATACATTTGCGTTTGTACGCCATAGATAAATTCATAGTTATCTATACCTTGTCCACGAGTATTCATTACGTTAGTGAGGGATCTTAAATCCTCTTTGCTTAACCCTCCCGACATGGCTGTGCGGGTAATGTCACCCATATCCGTTTCGCCATTAATAATGCCAACGTACAGGGCAGTGAAGTTCTCGCCTTGGCGGGCCTTCAGCGCTTCCTCAGCCTGCTTCTCTTGGATGTTGGTCAGTGATATGTATTCGTTTAGATCAGCACGTAGGACATCCGCAAGATTTTCCTGCTGTTCAAGCGTGAAGTTACTAACAGGCGTCTCAGCTACCGCGTTGATAAACTCAACCGCCGCATACGCACCACGATTCTTGATAATAGCTTGCAGTCCGCCTCTGGCCTTCTCACCTTCGGTAGCTACAATAAGATTCTGTTTTGCAGTCTCAGCCGCCGCTGGGGTCATTGTCCCGGCTTCAACACGCGCATCAAAAGCTGAAAACGCATTCATACGCCCAATCATTGCCGACTCATCGTCACCAATACGCGCCGCTTTCAATGCCGCATCGGTTGCTGTTTGACCGGAGCGAATCAGTGTGTCGTCTGCGTTCTTGAGGTTCTTGGCAGTCTGCGCTTGATGCACCTGTGACCGGGCGCTAGAGATCATCTGATCCATTGACTGGTCGATCAGTGGTCTAAACTCATCGGCTATGTTCTGTGTGACGCCTGCGCGATACGCATTGGCTGCCTCATCAAATGACTCGATGTCATCTGGGTTGTCAGTCAGTAGTCGGTTAATGTTCTCTCGTGCATCGTTATCAACGCCAGCCACATAAGCCTTTGACAGTGCATTGTTGTATGCCTGATCAAATATAGAGATCTGCGACAAAAAGCCTTTCTGCGTCTCGATGATCTCGCCTTTCTCTGCCGCTTGTTGCCCAGCCGCAAGACCAGCTTGTAAGCCTCTGCGCTCCTGTATATCCGCACCGATCTCATACGCAAGACCGCCGACCTGTTCAGCCAAGCCAGAGA